GCTGAGCTTGCTTGCTCCATGCGCTTTTTAGCAATCGCTTCAATCTGAGATTTAATGGTCATCTTCAAGCTTTTTGTAAGTTATATCGCCAAACATATAATTTGATATGACCTCATGAGATTCATCGGCAATAAGATTGTCACCAATGACGATTTGGTGCTTTAAGTAGCCATCAATAAGATTAACAACTAAAACCCCATCAACTTCAACACCATTGCAAAAAACGGCGCATGGAAACATACCTTCTTTGATAGCTCCATCTAAATCTATCTCATTTGACGTATTTATATATCTTACTGAATTTACTCTCATAGCTACCTCCTAAGTTGCAACTTAGCATAAACGTTTGTGCCGCCAACACTATCAAGCCTTTTGATATTAATAACCCGGTAAACTTCGCCGTTTATCATTGATGTGGAGCCAATCTCCGGTACTGTGTCAGAATGGAAAAACACAAAACTGTCTGTTGATTGTATCTGCTCGCCGTCAACTTCGTGAGCTTTATACCCTAGCAGCGGTGACACTGTGCCTGTGTATTCTGTGTTTGGCTGGCTTGGTATTGGGTCTCCAAAATTATCATAGCCGCCATCACCGTCTAGATAAAACTCACCTGGAGCGCCAAACTTAGATATGATTTTTGCCGCTGTTAATCTAGCCTGTGCGTAATCAAAATCAGCCATCAGCAGAGCCTCACGCGCGCCATGTTACCACCAATTGAACCAGTGGTGTAAGGGCTTAGCAACCTATCGATCTGCGTTGTATCGTGCTTATAGTAAGCCGCACTCTTTTCGCTGTATTCGGTTTCAGACTCAAGCACGTCTAACTTGTCACGCTGCTTGATTACCTTTCCGTCACTATTTGCAGTTGGCGAGATAAACAACTCATCATTAAGAGCTTGCCATGCCGCCTGAGCCGCACCGTTATTGATATCAGCAATAGCAACAGAATCGGTTGGTAATTTCATAGGCTGAACCTCATCAACCTGCTCGCCTTTAAAATTGTAATTAGCATCAATAAAATCAACTGAGCCAACGACTAAGGCTGCTTCAATCTGCGCATCACTAAATGCTGAGTAATCTTTTAGGCGCAAATCAGCCCAAGATTTAAAGTCAACTAATGATAAATATGTATTTGTTCCGACTGTGATAGCCATAAACCCTCCGTTTATTCGTTTTGATTATAGCTTATATCCAAAAGTTATTAAACAACAGCTAAACTTTGGCTTATAGTTCACTCATCGAAATAAAGGAGATAGCAAGTGAAGCTAACAGAAAAGGTTTTTACATATTTCATTAAGGCAATTGAATTACTCATTGTCGCAACCGCTTACATTGCATTTGCATGGTTTATACCCGAGCTTACCTACTCATATATTGGGCCACAGTACCATTGGCAAGCTTTCTTTGTGTCACTTGGCTTATTCACAGTATCATCAATCGCATTTTTTGCAGCAACATTACACATCATTAAGGAGAAATAGAATGAAAAAACTACTTTTAGCGGCGGCATTAATCGCGTCATCATCAGCAGGTGCGGAGTGGATTTACAAAGAGCAAAGAAACGTAATGACTGACGTTAACAATGATATTATCGTCACATTTTCAAAGGACAACCACATAGCAGTAAGATGTGATGGCAGTGATTTTGAGATAATGATAAATACAGGTGATTACGTAGGAAGGTCATTGCGCAATGGCTTGGTTAGATTTGATAAGGAAAAAGCGCAGTCTGTACTTGTTAACTCGGCTGTGTCCGGTGCGGCTTTTTTTATAGATAAGCAAGATAAGGTTAGAATGGTTGAGTCAATGAAAAAATATAGCTCGGTTACGTTTTTAGTTAATGATTATCGCGGTGGCAAGTCTTACGAAACTTTCAAGTTAACAGGGTTCACAAAAGAAGCATCAAAATTGGAGTGTTTAAAATGATTAATATTAACGAAAAAATGAGCGATTTAACTTTTACGCAAGCAGATATGTCAATGCGCAGCCGTCCGCCTAGTCGGGCTGAAAACAATGTCAGACCTTGGCAACAGGTTGTGCATGATCACAATAAGAAGCTTAAAAATGTAGTGATTAAAAAGCGCGGTGTAACGGTTTCTACATATAAAGTTAAGGCAAGATAATAAGAGGCGAAAGCCTCTTTTTTATGGTCTCCAGTCGGTATCCCACTGATTAATCTTCCCCACATTACAATCCTCACAAAGAATCTGTAAGTTATTAATATCAAGCTCAAGCTCTGGATGTGTAGACCTTGGTTTTATATGGTCAACGTGCATAGTAAGATAATCTGATGGGGCGCCACCGCAACACTGACAGCGATTACCGTACTTCTCAAAAGCTTGATACCTTAAAATCTTCCACACCCTGCTACTGTAAAACTCCTTCTTTGTTTTTACTGTAAACGTCTTGCGCTCGTGCTTGATTGTCATATTGTAAGCGTCAATCAAGTGAGAATTTAAATGCTTGGTAGCATCGTAAACAATATCAAACTTCGCGTAAGTTAGGATAACAATCTCAAGCCTTGAATATTGACCGCCGATACCAAGCCAGCTTTTAACTTTAGCCTCTTTATCATTTAAAGCCTTGACTCTTTCTTGTGCCCTCTTTCTGCTAGCGGTTTTCTTTTCTGATTTAGATTTGCTTTTTATTTCCATGATTCACTCCTAAGTATTTCATTCTATTATATACCTTATTGTAAAAATAAACAGCAAGTGTTATAGTTTAATCTGACATTAACTAATAGGAATATTTATGAATGATTTAGTTGTTATAAAAAATGATATGCCAGTGATTAGCACTTTTGATTTGTATGAAAAGATGGGGTACAAAGAGCATAGAATGCTTAAGCGAGTTATAGCTGATAACATCAGTGCATTCAGTGAATACGGCTTACTGCAACTGGAAAGGCAGAAACTTGATGGTGAAAATGGTGGTAGACCAACCGAATCTTACTTATTAAATGAAGATCAATTTATACTTCTTGTGCTTCTCGCTAAAAACACAAAGGAATCTGTTGATTTAAAGATTAGGGTTTCACGCGAGTTTAAGCGCATGAAGCAAACTATATCCAACTTGGTTTCACAAAGGCAGGACCCTAACTGGCAAAATGTGCGAGCTGATGGTAAAGCTGTTTACCTGCAAAAGACCGACATCATAAAACAATTTGTTGAATACGCTGAAAGCCAAGGTTCAAAGTCTGCGAGAATGTACTATGTGAAGTTGGCGCAAATGGAGAATCAGGCTCTATTCTTTATTGAAGCTAAGTATAAAAACTTGCGCGAGATTATGACTATTAAGCAACTAATGCAAGTTGCTACCGCTGACGATGTAATTGAAAAGGCTATTAAGGAAGGTATGGATAACAAGCTGCACTATAAAGATATTTTTCAGTTAGCCAAAGAGCGTGTAATAGCGTTTGCTAATATTATCGGCAAAAGTCACGTTCAAGCATTGCAACTAAAAAGCCCCGACTAGGGGGCTTTGATTATCTTTCTTCAACTATCATATAGCTATCAGCTTCTATTGTTATATCATTCTGAGCTGTTAAGTTTGCAATCTGCATCTTAACATAGTCATTCTGATCCAATGTCGTGTTAATGTTTACCTCAAAAAAACCAACGTCACGATTTCCAACAAGAGAATTTATAACTCTAGTCTGATCTAAAACAACGACAAACTGACTAGCTGAATTATCCCACTTCAACACTCTAATTGTAGCTGCGTTGTTTGCGGTCGATCTAGCCGTTGCGGAAATTAAAACTTTGTACTCCCTCGGTGAGTTACCGATGTGTCTAAGCTCACCATTCTGAGGGTTGTCGAAGTGCTGCAAGTCAGTAGCAGTCCAAGCTGCTGCGGCAACATCAACAAACTCGCCAACGGCAACGCCAGAGTTTAATGTCGCTAACTCAGTGGTAACGCCTATAGCGCCACCCTCAAACGTGTTTGCCAATCCGTTATTGCCCTTCCATGATGCTGATAAGTCTCCCGCGCTCATGTTTGGGGTTATGTTAACGTCATTTGCATCTATAACACCATTTCTACTAACTATTGCCCCGATAGCCTGCACAGTTGACGGCACTGGAAAGTTTGTTAGAGAAAAGTCAAATAAAGCCGCCAGTGCTGGCAAGTCAACATTGATATCCGTCAGGAATCGAGATTGCATCACAAAGCCAGCTCCAGCCTTAAATAAAGGCTCTGTCATCGCTTGGGACAAACCCCTTACAATTGACGTTGTCACCCTAAATCCACCAGCCCAATTTCCGACTAGTTCAAGAGTTGGCGAGCCACCAAAGCGCCCCGTACCATCCTCCAACCCCTGCCTGTAGCTATCTATAAGCCCGAGTGATGTGCAATTATTGTAGTTTATGCGCGAGAATTCGAAAGCCTCAAAGCCTGTTAGAGATACAATATCGTAAACCTTTGAGCTTATACCGTTAACGTCAATAAAATAATCAGCGCCTAAAACGTTACCACTACCGCCAGCCGGAGAAGTGAATAGTGTGTAATTATCATCATCACACTTTATTCCAGACAAGTCGAAGTTGTAACCGCGCAAACTTAAGCCGCCCGCGGGTATTTCTATATTTAAACCAGTTCCAGTAAAGTCAATAATTCCGTCAAGAAAATACTCCTTGGATGAGTCGAGAGTGCCAGACAATTGCCTCGCGTTACTTACTAAAACCCTTTCTTTCGAAGTTATGCCGCCAACTACTAATGTCATTTATTTCACCTATCAATTTAGCCCTGAGATAATAACCGTGACAGCTCCGGCAAAATTGCCAGTCAATGTAAGTGTCGCCGTTGAGCTGTCTGAGTTTATATCAAAATAAATATACCCTGTAGCATCATCGTGATGAAGTGCAACCCTTGAGCTATCCATAAGTGACGATCTTATTGATT